ATTAGCTATTCTAGCACCACGAGGTAGTGGTAAATCATATGCTCTTGCTGTAGCTGTTACTATCTATATGTTTTTCAAAAGATTTAGAGACTTAATATTTGTATTAGCTCCATCAGAAGACCAAGCAGCATTAATCTTTGGGTATGTATATAGAAACTTTAAAGATAATAAATTTTTAGATAGTTTAGTAGATAATTATAAATTTCACAATAAGCCCCATATACGCATGAAGGGGGGCACAATGATGCGTAGAGCTCCATTAGCGCCTAGTAACCAAGGTCAAGCTATACGAGGACAGCATCCAACTATGTGTATTGTTGACGAAAGTCCGTTAATTGATGACCATTTGTTTGTAGATAACGTCGAACCAGCGATAGTTTCAAATAAGGCCCCGTTCATAAATTTAGGTACACCAAAGTCAAAAGAGAATCATATGTATAGGTATTTGTACTCGGATGCATACGAAAGTACCTTTACTAGATTACACTTTTCTTGGAAGGACGCTATTGTACAAGGAGACGCATATTCGCCTCCTTACACTGAAGTAGAAATGTTAGATAAGATGACTGAATGGGGAGAAGATTCTATCTACTGGAAGACAGAATACGAATGTGAGTTTGTAGAGAGTGTATCGCAAATATTCAATCCAGAAAAACTAAGGGACTGCTTTGATGACTATGAACCGTGGATTAGAGAAACTATCGAGACAGGAGATTTTCCTCCTGAGATTACTGTGGGTGTTGATGTTGGTAAATCTGTTAACTCTACTGTTATTACCGGATGGTCAAGGGAAAAACTTATGGGAGATGATGGCGGAGAGGATATTGCACGACTTATCTATGTGGAAGAGATTAATCCTCGAAGTGGTGGACACGACATTCCTTATCAACGTAAGCGTATCATTGAAGTCTGTAATATACTTGGTGCTGGGCGTCTCATTGTGGATTGTACTGGTATTGGGGGGGCGATTGAACAAGACTTAAAGATGGCTTCTATAAATAGTACTCCACAGATACACTTTATGCCTTTCATTTTTACAGGAGGACCTAGGGGGTCAAAGACCCAGATATATAGAGATTATGTTTCTTATATCCAACAAGGACTCGTTAAAGTCCCTAATCCTGAGAACTTACCACCACATATGAAAAAACTAGTTATGAAGTGGTATGCAGAACATAGAGACCTTGAATATACTATGGATGCAGCCAATAAAACTGAAAAGATAGCAGCCCCATCTGGAAAACACGACGATTATTGTGATAGTTCCGTAATGGGCATACATGCCGCACTTTCTATGCTACCAGCAGGTGCAAGTATAGGCGGCGCAAATAGTGGAGGAGGACGAAGAACTACACAACCAAGTAGAAGGAATTATGGCTCGAAAGCGGTGTTAACTACAGCCGCTCGGTCCCATACCCTTAATAAAGGTATACGTTTTTAGCGCAATCTTTAAATACTACTCTCGGTTTATATATATGTGACTAGCCATGTCAATAATTGATAGAGTGCGAAGAAGATTCGCAAATGTGGGGTCTAATCCCCCTTTTAAAGAAAACGACCCAAGAGACTTTGGAGCCGGTATTATTAAAAGATTAAAACTCAATAATAGCGGATTTAATGTAAAAAGTAAAGGAGAATATGAACCACATATAGGTGCACCACGTACTTATATGAATGTTTACTTACAAGACCCAGTCGTTAGAACTTTAATTGACCTACCTTGTTTTTATGCTGTAAAAGATAATTTTGATATTGTAACAGCAGATGATGACGTACGTGAAGATGTAGAAGAAATGTTTAGAGATATAAACATAGAACAGATTCTGTATGGGTGGGTAAGAAATGCTCGTGTCTTTGGTACGGGTTATTTGGAGTGGACCGGAGATAACTTAATTCTTCGTTCTAGCCAAAACATGTTTGTTAAAAGAAACGAACATGGACAAGTGATGTATTATTATCAAGAAGTTGGTGAAGATAAAGAAAATATAAGATTCGAAGCCGATGAGATAATTGAACTAAAAAATAATCCTTTCGATGATTATGCATATGGTCTCTCAGATATACACCCTATTATGTATTTGATAGATTTAAAAGATTATGCAGAAAGAGATATAGGAGCAGCACTTAACAAATATGCGATATCAAGATTTGACATATCGTGTGGTCTACCTGATATGCCCTATGGCCCTGATAAGATTAATGAGGTTGTAGACGCTTTCAATAATTTAGCTCCCGGTGAAGATATTATTCACGGTAATGATATACAAATTAAAGAACTAGGTGGCACACAAAGAGCATTTGAGTATGGAAAATACACAGATGATTTATTGGCTAAGATACATATGGCGCTTAAAGTCCCTATGACTATGTGGAGTGACCCAGAAAAGGCACGTCCCATATTTGAGCCCTATGTTAATTATTTACAGTCTGCAATAGAAGGAGCATTAAATGCTCAGTTAATGCCTCAATTAGAAAATGGTGAAGCTAAGTTTAGATTCCGCCAAGTTAATATTGATGACGCATTTACAAAAGCTAAGACAGACATGATATATTTATCAGAAGGTGTTTTATCACCCGGCGAAGTTCGAGAAGAACGTGGTCTTGACCCTGAAGGAGTTGTAGAATTAGATATGGAAACTTCTGAAGATGTTAAGGCATCTCCACTAGAAGGAGGACCGGGAAGTAAAAACGCTAATGTATCTGGAGGAAAAGATACAGATAAAAAAGAAGAGAGTGCAAGGGCACAAAATAGGGGAAACAAACCCTCCGCTAATGTGACAGGAGATAGAAAATGACGTATGACAAATGTAAAACATCCGTTAGTGCAACACTAAAGAAACGTGGTTTTGATAATCACGACACGCTCGCAGCTGGTATGTGCAGTATGTGGGCAAACGAGAATGGTGTCGAGCGGGAATTTGCTGGAGACGGTTCCAAACCAACTAATGCAATACAACGTACATTCGCTATGACCTTAGAGGGTAATTCCGAACTTACAGTTAATACGCATGAGGGAATCGACAGTGTGACATTCCCAGTGATAGCTATTACATCAGGTCTCCATTCTTATATGGAAGACGAGAAAGAACAAAAGGTTTATATAGAACCTACCATCTTAAAAAGTAGTATAGAGAAGTTCTCAGAGCTTCCTATATATATCAACCATCAACGTACGCCTGAGGATTTAATCGGCATGGCTACTGACCCTGAGGTTATTGAGTTGGATGATGGTCAAATTGGAATGAAAATGAAGGCTACTGTTGATAATAAAACAGGACATGGCCAAGAAGTGATGAAAAAAGTCAAGGACGGGGATATGACTCACGTTAGTATTGATTGGTTTTCCAATGATATTGACGTCATGGGTGACACCTACGCCACCAAGTTACGTCCCACGGAAGTTAGTTTCATTGACAATGAAAAAATGGACCCCGTCTGCAAGGAATGTAAAATAGGAGAGGAATGTAATACACATGTTGGAGAAGATGACCACGACTGTGGTTGTGGTGGTGAAGAAACATCATGTGGATGTGAAGACGGGAAGACAGAGGTACAAACTATGACTGAAGAAGTTAAAGAAACCAATGTAAAATCCGATGCAGAGAACATTGTTGAACGCGAATTCGCTTCACTACGCTCTCAACTAGAGGAACTCAACGCTTCCAAAGCAGAAATCGAAGGACAGTATGCAGATGCTTTAAAACAACTTGAAGCATTTAAGCTTGCTGAAGAAGAGAGAGCTGCAAAAGAAGCAGAGTCACGAAAGTTAGAGACTATTGAAACGATTCTTTCCAAAGAATTACTTTTCGGTACTATCGAAGAGACATCTAAGGAAGCACGCGTAGACGAACTATCTGCTTGGGATGAACCAAGGCTGACTGGATTCAGCGACGCATTAAATGCTATGCCTGTACCAGAAGCAGACACAGAGCGACAATTCGGAAAAGGAAAATCCAATGACGGAGAAGCTCCAGCTGCTGAAGAAACAGAAAGGCAATTTAGTGTAGAGATAAACAAAGATGGGCGAGTAAAGCTCAACAAAGAATTACTAAGAGGTAATTAAATATGGCAACAGAAATAATAGTAAATGATGGAGGTGCTCCTAGCAGAATTTTACCATTCACAGCTGGAAGTACTGTAACCGCAGGTTACCCTGTTCAAATGGGCGCAGATGGCGAAGTCGATAAATTCGCTTCTGCAAACGGCAAACCACTAGGTTTTGCATTAACAACAGTAACCTCAGGAAACATTGCTAGCATCGTGACAGGTCACGGTATTGTATTGAATGCATATTGTTCAGGAACAATCGGAAAAGGAGACGGTGTAGCTACATTAGCTGACGGTAACCTTGGACAAGCTTCCTCAGCTGCAAATGCAATCGGATACTACATAGACCCAAGCGGAGCTCACAGCGGTGCAGCATCTATGCAAAGGATTCTGTATCAGGGACTCTAAGGAGAACTAAAACATGGCAGCATTAAACTCAAATCTAGCACCCGGTGTGTTGACAACTCTAAATACTGGAGCTGTTGACGGTGGTGTAGGCGAGCGTGTTCTAATTGACTATAAAGATGCAATTCAAGACTACAAAGTTGTAGACTTACCTGCATTGTCAATGTTCTGCGAACCTATGACTACAGAAACCGGCGGTGATATTGATATCACATTCGCGAAACCCTCAATGGGTATGGAAGAAATCGGTGAAGGTAACACACCTAAGTACCAACACACTAACTTACGCTCCGAGAGAGTGTCTGTTGATGAGTGGGGACTTGCAGTTGGTGTAACCCGCCGAATGATAGAAGACTCAAGATTCAACGAAGTAGAAATGGCTTTGAACGAAGCACGAAGAG